AAGGCCTGCTTCTCTCTTCAGCACAGCTGCGAGATCAGGATCCTGACTAGAAATTAGCATCTGTTGTGTCAGGTTGATGGAACCTTCTTTCCAGGGGTTCGATACACCTGAAGCAGATACTGTTGCTGTAGTTGGCTTGGCGCCCATTCCAGCGGCAGCGCTTGGTTTGAAGTGGTGCTCATAGCCTGAACCGGGGTTTTTCAACGTAGCCAGATACGTTGTTAGTTCTTGTTCCACGCCCCCGTTCAATACAACGACACTGCCGTTGTCGTTTTTGCGGAGGTTGTTTTGAACAAGTTGGAGCATTTGCTCGGCGTTAATTGCGCCAGCCTGGCTGATTGCTGCAATCGCTTTTGTGCGGATTGCCGCGTGCTCGTTTGATTGACGTAGATCGTCAAGTTGACGCTGCAAATCACTGATTTGCTGGTCTTTTTCTTGGGCGGTGCGGTTAGCTTCCTCCCAAAGGTCTTTCCATTGGCCTTGATCTTCCAGCGTCTTTTTGCGCTGGTCGTCTTGGCGTTTGTAGACCTCGTCAAGCTTGTTTTTGATGCCTTGGAAGCGTTCCTCGGCCTCAAGAGCTTGAGTTTTTAGCGCGTTGATTTGAGATTCGTAGTCCGCACGGACCACGCTCAAGTCAGAAGTTGGAGCGGTGTCGGCTCCAGCCACGGGCTGGGTAGGAGTCGCCACGGGCGTCTCCTGGATGACGTGCTCTTCCATGAATTAGTAGTCGAGTTTTTCGGTTGGTTCTACGTATGTCGACTCCACAGTTGCCTTGCGGCTACGCTTCGCCGGCTTTTCTTCTTCCTGTTTTTCAGGATGAATTGAGGCCTCAGTTAATGAGACCAGTTCCCACCGGGTAGAACCGTCCGGTTGGAGAACTTCAGCGAGTGACTCCACTGTGAAGTAATACGGTGCAGTTCTAGTCTACTGCAGAAGAACTCAGTAACTACCGTCGTCGAATACGTAGGCGCTAGATACTGATACCTCGCCATTTACAACAGTGATGTTTGTTCCAGCAGTTACGGTTGCATTGCTACCGGCTGGACCGGCTGGGCCTTGGATACCTTGTGGACCTTGAGGGCCTTGCGGTCCTTCCGGACCTGTAGGTCCAGCAGGACCTGTTTCGCCTTGTGGGCCGGTTGCTCCAGTGAGGCCTGTGTCGCCCTGTGGGCCTTGCGCACCTTGGGGACCTTGGATGCCTTGAGGGCCTGTTGGACCGGTTGGGCCGGGGTCGCCTTGTGAACCTTGGGCACCGGTGGCTCCAGTCGCTCCAGTTGCACCTGTGGGTCCTGTGGGGCCGGTGGCTCCAGTCGCTCCGCGGGGAATTGTGAAGTTGAATACTGCGGCTTCGGATGTGCCGACGTTTGTAATTGCTGCGCTGGTGCCTGGATCGCCGGTTGTGACCGTGCCAACAGCGATTGTTGCCGTAGTGCCGCTTCCGCCGTTTTGATCGGAAAAGTTGCCGTTAACCAGCAACTCAGAATTGCGGGGGTTGCCGCCAAGCGCTAGCGGGCTGTCGTTCCAGCCGCTGGTGGTGCGGGGACCGTAAAGTTCCGCGGTGCGGGTGTTTATGTACCAGTCGCCTTCGCGGCCCTCTGTTGTAGGAGGACCGTCGCCGGACAGCAGGCTGTTGATCTTTTTGATATTGCGCGCCAGTCGGACCAGTGTGGTGACTTGCGCAAGCGTTAAAACGTCCTGCTGAGTAGGCATCGGTTACTGCAACAGTGCGTTGATAAGTTGCTCCATGCGGTCTGGGGTGAGCTCCTCTTCCTCTTCGGTGTCGGAGGCTTCGGGCATGTCTTCCATTTCCTCGGGCTCCTCGACTTCCTCGGGTTCTTCGCTGGGGAGATCGCCGAGTTCGCCAGTGGGAAGAATTTCGCCCTGGGCCAAAATTGCACGCATTTCCTCCAGCGAAATTGCGCCCTTGTCGTAAAGCGTCGTAATTGCTGTGATGTCTTGGCCGATCAGACGGTTAACGTCAAAATCGCGGCTAATCCGTACTTCAGGTGGTTCCAAGCCCAGGTATTCCGCCGCGTAATTGAACGCCTTTTGAAGGGTTTGCTCCAGGTCGAGGCTTACGGCAGCCAGCATTGAGTTGGTGTCGACTTTGTCGAGACGGCGGGCGTCGGCAGATTCAGCGACAAACTTTTGCTGGCTCAAAGTGCTGATGCCCAACATGGACATCTGGCTTTGAAGTTCCTTGATTTCGTTGGACTGGGCTTCAAATGCGCTGGAGGCGGGCTCCACGTAATAGATCTTGTTGCCAGGTTGTGTCGCAATGGCGTAGTTAACGCTCACTGCCATGTCCTTGGTTTGATCGTCCCAGCCCTCGAGGACAAGAAGTGGTTGGCTCGCGATGTGGAGACTATGGATTAGGTCGGCTTGGCGTTGGAAATGCGCCAGGTTTAGGTAGGCCACGTCCAGTAAAGGGGGCCGGCTAACCATCGTGTCCACCTTGTTGGAATAGGTGGTTACAAGTGGGATTTCGCCCAGGCTGTAGGTGCCTGATTCGGCAATCTCGTAGTCCGAGCTTTGGGAGTTGGGTTCCAGGAAGCCTGGGCCGTAACTTTGGATTGGCTGGAGTGGGCTGCGCTGGCGGTAGACCTCGTAGCGGCCCGGTTCGATGACGCGGATTTGTTCGTAGGTTTTTTCGCCGAAGCGGCCCTCCGGGATGATCGCTTTCTCGTAGATACGCACCTGGGTCAAGGTGCCGTACGCTGCGTCGCGGTCTAAGCGCCAGCCGTAGACGTTGGCAGGATCGACCTCGACCCAGTAGGGGCGGCGGCCCATCTCGCGTTCTTCCGCAAGGCTGCGGGCGCCAGATGGGGCTGGGAAGTCGACCAGTGTGTGCGCGTGGCCGTAGGTCAGGCTTGTCAGCAGTAGACGGCGCGCATACTCATCTAAATCCGAGCCGCAGCCGTCAACATCCTTGGCAAAAATTTCGCGCCAGTAGGCGTCGCCTTCCAGCATGATCGGCTTGCGCAGGATCAAACCAGTCGCAGCACGGATTAAACGCTGCGTATAAGGCGAAAAAACGGCGCGGTTCACGCGGCTTAAATACGCCCGGTAGTCCTCGCGGGGTTCCAGTGGGAGGAAGGCTTCGCTGTTTTCGCGCAGGTATTCCGTGCCGCGGGTCACAGCTTTCATGATCTCCTAGCCCTTCAGCATGTCCAGCACCGCGGCTGTACGTACGAAGGGGCTGTCGCCGCCGCCGTCGTAGGTCGTGGCGACTATGTGGGTTCTGTACTGGCCCGGGACTGCGTAGGTCATTTAGTCACCATTTGGTGCGATTCGACCAGTAGGCGGCCGACATTTTCCCTTTTTTAATGTTAGCTGCGTGCCTTGCCTTAAATGCCTCTCGCCTTTTGCGGTCTGCCTCGCTCTCGTTTTCTTTCTTTGGTGATCCAGATACGCCCTGTTGGCCGAAACGGATAAGTTTTACTTTGTCGCCTTCTTTTGCTAGGACTGCGTGTGATTTATCCGGGTGATTTGGGGTGCGTTTTGGTTTGTTGTAACCTTCAAATTTTTCGCCGCGATACTCAATCATCGTCTTCCTCCTCGTCGTCGGGGTCGTTGATTGGCACCAGCACTTCGATGCCTTGGACAAGCATCTTCACAAAGCCGCCGATGATTTCGGCGTTTTGAGGTGTTTTGAAGACGAACGTGGCGTGAGTCAGTCCGTCTTCAGCATCGAGTTCGATGTGCACGCAGCTGCCATTGATTGTTTGGATCATTAACCGTGGTAGGCAACTGCAATGTGGGGAACGATTGAAGGGGTTCCAGAGGAGATTGATGCAATGCGCATACGGATCTTGGCCGCAGGTTTACCCTCGTAGAAGTAGACGTATTGGCCGTTCGAGTTGATAGTTTTGCTGCTGTCGATAGTGAACCAGTTGCCGTTGCCGTTGAAGCTACACTCAAGTGCCAGTTGGAAGTTGGCGCCGCCGGTTACGGTCACGGCAAAGGTGTAGCTGGCGGAATGGGCGGGGACTTCCATCCACTGGTC